CGTTTTGGTTTACCGGGAACTTTGAAGGGAATTATTTCAGCCATTAGTTTTGCTCATTGTTATGTGAGTTTTACATTTGAATTCATCTGGGTTTACAGTGAAGAAGATTAGGTCTTCTATTGATTCGTCACTATTTAGATTAATTTTGTAGAGTTCAAATGCTTCTTCTGGTGATTCACCTATTACACCTAATATATCTCTTGGGTTACGACAGAAAAATTTTAGTTTCATTTTAGTCCTTTTGGTGTATTGATTTGTTTTGTTCCCATAAGTTTACCTGCCACGAATATTTTCATTATTCCTGTTGTGGGATCGAATACATGGGATGTTACTGATCTTACATGACTTTTACATTTTTTGATGAGGTTGTCATATATTTCTTTTGCTGTTTGGCTCATGCTAAATCGTCAGTTGCAAGCAGTACGTCATTGATGACATCTTTGTACCATTCTGCTGCACTCCAGTCAGACATGTTACGTTCAGCTTTGAGAGTGTGCATCAGGGCTCGTATATCATAGAGTTCTTTTGGGGTCAGTTGTATGGAGTAAGTGATCTCATGAGTAAGCACTGCGTTTCTTGATCGGGTCATTTTCATTATCTGTCCTTCAGGTTATTTATTTCTTTCAGGCGGTTTCCTGCCCATATGACTCCCTGTGTAAATGTGTTCAGTGATGTTCCCTTTTTGTTTGCAACATTTTGCCAGTCAGCAGCTGTTAAGTCTGACCAAGTAAGCTTTGAATTTAAGCGTTGTCTGATGTATTCTCGTAGCTCTGTAATTTCTGCTGACAGGCGTTGTTGTATCATTCCGTTTGATATCATGCCTGTTTGGTGGTCAGGATGAGTGTCACATCGTTCATTGAAGTTTTTGATGTCTGTGTATTTCATGTGTTGTTTTCTTTTATATGGGCAGCTACTGCACGAAGTACTCCTTTATTTAATTCGGGTATTGCTAATTCTCCTTGACTTAATTCTTCAGTCCAGAAATCTAGATCTTTTTCTGTCAGATCTATCCATTGGCGAGGGAGGAGTGATTTCCAATCAGCAACAAAATCAATTGCCTGCAAGCCGTATTCGTCTAATATGTTTTTAATTGCTTCCCATTCATGTGGTGGTTGGGAGGTTTGGGCGTGGTGGGGCAGATAGTTGCGTCCACAATTACAGTCCTTGTATATGGTATGGACTGAGATTACGGTCTTTTCATCGGTTTTCATTCATTAATTCCAAAGTGTTGTTTAATTTTTATGGCAAGTTTATCATACAAAATCCATCGACCATGATTATCCACGATATTAGCACATTCCATAATAATTAATTTTGCTAATTCTTCGGAATAATAGTCCATCCATTTATTTAAATTGTCTTTAAAATATTCAGTGTTAGCATTAGTTTTTATACCGGCTTGGTCAGCAAGTACTTTAATTTGTTCATTCATTTCAGTTTTCGTTTATGCCAGCTAAGGCTTTGAATTCAGTTTCAATACGTTCTAGTCTCCACTTGAATTCCTTGAGCATGTCACGCTTGTTGTCGTAGCCCATAGCTTTAAAGGACTCGCCTTTTAGTTGGTCGCATACATCGAAGTAAATATATTGTATGTGCGCCAGCGTGTTTTCATTTGTTTTTTCACTCGTTCTCATTTCAGTTCTCCTTCATTCACATCACAAAAGTTACAGCGGTGTTGCCACCACCAGACACGTATTTCATTGCATTCACAGCATTTGACCGTGAACAGTTTGCGTAGCATTTTCATTTTGCTGAGGTTGCCAGATTGTAGTTATTTTCAAGACGTTCTTTTACCTCCATTCCAATATTATACCAGAATATTGGGCTGATAATTTCGTTTCCTTTCTCTTTGGGAACACCATTTTCAGTTACTACTCGGGTGTAATGTTGTAATGCTTGTATCACAAATACTTGTATCATAAGCCCGTTCGGGGAGAATGACATCAAGTTTTTGATAAAGTCTTTATTGTTCATTTGTTTCATACATGCTCTTTATGTGTTTTTCTATCTTGGCGTTACTTCCCCAAATATTTCCGGGGATTTCGTTATAAAAGAATGCAAAGTAAACTGGGATTAACCATAGGTTTGTTGAGTCAGCGGAACTTACACAGGTTTCAAGATTTTTGAGCAGAATTCCTTCCAGAAAGCTGCCGGGCATTATCCCATGATCGACATAGTTAATTATTCCGGAATACATATATTGTGGAATTTGTTTATCATGAAATTGAAATTTGGCAAGTTTATCAAAGGTTGTCATGTGTTGCGTTCCTTTAGTTTTGCTTCTGCCGCGATAAGCAAATCTTCCCACCCATGCTGCTCTGCTGCAATTTCAAACCTATCATCCTCCGTCAGCCCCTGCCACGGGCGCTGTGTTGCGGCAACAAGGGTAACAAAGGCTTCTAACTCAGTCTCTGTAAATAGCACACAGTCATGCCTCCCCATAGACAGCACGGGATATACAGCGCCAACTTCGTCTGCAAATTCTTTAGTTTTTTCTTTCATTTGTTTTTCCTTCTGGGACAGTATGTATTTATATTGTTTGTCTTGAGGTTTTGACACATACTGTTGTGTTATCAGGCATGATATAAAGATCATTGTCCGGGCCACACATTTCTCTGAGTCTGTTTAATAATGATTCCAGGAATGATTGTCTTTCCATTTCTTGGGTAAATGCTTTTCGTAGCGTATCAATATCTTCTGTTTCTGTGATTGGTATGGGACAGCATGTACCATCCTGGGGTATTTGACTTGAACAGGATATGAGGAGTGTTGTTATTGCAAGACAGTATGTACCATTCTGTATGATGTGTTTCATTACGACTCACCTTTTCCTTTGCATGCGGGGCAGATTGTGCCTTCAAACGCACCTTCTCCTGAGCCGTTACAGTCATTGCATATGCCTGTTTCAGGGTATTCAATTCTGTCATCGGACATGTAGTTGACATAGTCGCTGTCATCATCATCATCTTCGTAAATCATTTTGTATCCTATTCTGATGTAATTACTTGGGAGGGAAAGCGTATGGCTCCTTCGAAATCTAACTGATCTTGTTCGAATGAGGTTATGTAGTTATCATCCACAATTTGCCAATTGATTATATGCTCTTTAAACAGATTGTTGTCACATTCTACTTTGTGGCGTATTGCCATGATTAGCTTTGTGGTTTCTTCATTGTTCTCTGTATGATTTAGTATTACATAGTCATTGCCTCCTTTTGGTTTCCAACGATATCCGTAGTTTTCGTACACTTGGGTTGATATGAGTAGTTTGGCCATAGGTATGTTTTTGTCAGGTTTTGTGGTTGAATGGTTGTAAAGTGGTGTTTTAGGTGGGGTTTTGGTGGTGTACAGGTATCATTTTTGTTTGGAGAGCTTTCAGCAGTTCAATTAGGTCATTGATATCTGCGTGGGAGAAAGAGTAGTCATCTATTTTTATACTTATATATTTTGATCCGATGAATTTGTATTCAATTTCAGCAAAGCACGGCAGGGTTACTGTTCCTCCTTCTGTTGAAAGTATTGTGTTTGGTTGTGCTGATTGGAATGTGTAGTTCATATGTGTTTAAAGGTGACTTGGTATTGTTTAAATGTGACTGACTGGGTATTGTTTAAATTTGACCTCCGTGTAGTGTTTAGTGTATTTTTTACTGTAGTGGCTCATTTACGACCATCACGCACAAAAAGCTACTACACAGTAGCAAACTTTGTCACATTAACCGCATGTTACTCGTAAAAGTTAGCCGGAGTTCCTCCTATTCTAGTCGGTACCTAATAGGAGATAATTTCTTTTGGTATAATTGCTGAGTTTAGCCGGTACCTAATAGGAGATAATTCCACATCCAAGCATATGTTGTTGTAGTAGTGGGGACTACAACTCGGTTTAATCCGGAAACAGGCTTGGATGGTACTTTCCCTCCCCACTCCATATATATTATATAATATTATTCATGAATGAGCTTAATTAGTGGGCTGTAAGTAATATTCAGTATATCCACCTTAAAGTTAATTGTTATTTTGTATTTTATTTTAAAGATAATTAACTTAAAGAATAACTCATGAGTACTATTATATAATATATATTAGTGTAACATGAGTATTCTCAATTGTTACTCTTCTTCTATCTCTTGATCGTATACTCCTGTCACCTCTATTACGGTTCCTTCAAGATCACAATTAGAGCACAATGATTCCATTGCTTGAAGTGTTTGAGTAACCAGGTATCTACTGGTATTCCCCTGTATATTCTTTGATTTGATAACTCTGGCACCCCATTCAGCTGCTGCCTCGATTAACTCTGAGTTGTTAATTGAGAAGTCAGATGCTTTAACAGGCATTAATAAAAGATATTGTTTCATGATTGACTTTCTTTTTGTTACAGATTAGGTGGCCAGCAAGGAGGATTCCCTGCTGACCTATACGCTTACATCACCCGATAGAACCACACGTTGGCATCAGCACCACCTGCAGCTACGAACTGCACGGATGTTTGCTTGTCATAAGCTTCTTGCAGAGCTTTCTGAAGATCCTTGACCATCTTGTCATTAGCCAGACGGTCAATACGACACTGGCGCTTACGACGATCATCGCAGGTCACCTCAATAGACCTTGTCACCTCATTAAAAGAAAGATCATTGATTTTAGTTGGTTGACTTACACGATCACCCATATTAGGATTATTGGTGATAAATGGTACTTCCATTTTAGCAGATACTTTGAAGGAAGGAATAAAAGGTTTAGCCATGATAGGACTCCGTTAAGTTAAGGAACAGTATGCCATGTACATACCCGTGGCAGGTCTCTGTTGATGTGCAGAGCACAAGTGATTTTAGCGAATCACCACTTCGTATCTTAAAGGAGGATATGCTTTGAGCAGCCATATCTCTGTAGTTTTAAATACAAATTTCCCCGATAATCTGTTGTATATGTAATACATATCAGCTATCTTTCGTCGTATATGTCTTGTAGTAGCAGTACTATTTGTAAGGTGAACAATGTTCCACAGAGAAACATACCTATCAAATGCAGTAGACCAAAGTCTCCTGCCTCTACCGCTTCTATAATATGCATGCCTGACGCAAACCAAGTTATGCTTAATACTACATGTGCCAGTTTATACATACATACTCCTTTCTCTACCCCCGGAAAAGCCGAGGAAGCTAGAACGCAAAGACGCTCTAAGATATCCTGCAAGCAGGACACCTTGGAAGGACTTCTTAAAACAAATCACGTTCTTCGATATATAAATATGACTTGCCTTTAGGGGCAAATGAAACTTCATCAGGTTTGGCAATGTATTTACCGCTGCTTGCAACTGCCATGTCCTCCATTGCGGTAACAGCATGGGTTTTGAGAGTAAACAGGCCAAGCGTATCATGCTTGACATCATCGTACCCACAGCTATCTTGGTCAGTCCACTCTTCCATCAACGCAAAGATAGTAGAGACGTTGTGTTCATTTTTCATAACCCAAACAGAAGTATTAAACAAGTCTTGGATAGCAGGAGTAACTCTAAAGGGGTTTGGCTTTAAAGCTAAACGGAGAGCGTTAACGGCATTAGTGAACAGGGTAAAAGAGCAATAAGACATGATAGTTCCTTTCAAGAACTAAGAGCCGTTACACAACATGGTAACAAAGACGCTCTAAGATATCCTACACGTAGGACACCTTGGAAGGACTTAACAACCGGCAGCAGTCCATAGTTTGTTGCTAATATCACGCACATCATAAGGTGTTGAGGCAGAATTACCAAACTTACCAGTGTAAAGCGCAGCTAAGGCAATACCTAAGGCAATATTATTTTTCCACGTAGGGCATCCAGCTTTAACCCATTGCTTAAGATGCAACTTAACACGCTTGCTAACTTTTAATTTGTATACACACATCATCATCAGCATGTCTTCAAAATCACCAGACATTGAAGCATCAGACAAAAGGCAGTCACCAACAGCTTTAGACAACGAAGGCCTAGTCCGAAGGTGCCTGTCAGTAGCCAAGAAGCCACAAGGGTGGCCAATTTCAAGTCCCCGAGGGCCGGGATTACTGCTGGGTTTTAAGTTTACTAGGGTTGATACCCGATTATAACGTTTAGCCATGATAGTTCCTTAAACAGAGCAAAGACGCTCTAAGATATCCTGCAAGCAGGACACCTTGGAAGGACTTATTTACTTGCCAGAAGAAACAAATCTCGCAGTTGCAGCTGAGATTCAAACACACTCCCGCCCCATGCAGACAAGAGGTGACCACTTCTCGGGGTAAACGACAAGCCATACCCACGCTTTAAACAGATAAACAGAAGTATTAAACGCATGATAGTTCCTTAAACAGAGCAAAGACGCTCTCGGAAGGCACCAACAAAGGAGCCAACCGGGAAAGCCCTTAAGCAGCAGACACACCGCAGAAGTAACCAGGGCACACACGACCGGAAGAACCGGGAGCACCCCAAACGTCAACCACCGCACCGGAAGCACGGGCAACACGAAGAGCGGCAACCAGAGCCACAGCAGCCGAAGAGCCAACACCGCCAAGCCCCGAAGCCAAGCACACCAACAAGCGCCCACCAACCACAGCCACAACAGCCAAGCGACGAGCGTCCCACGACAGCGACGAAACCACGCCAGAACAAACAGGCAGGAACGAAGAAGACGGGACAACGCGAGAACCAACACGAAGCAAAGCAGGAACACCAGAACCCGAGACCAGAGGACAGGCAAAGGCAACCGGCCCAGCAACCGAAGCGGCAGCAGCGCCAGGAACAGCGAAAGAGCGAACCAAGGACGCAGCAACGCCAGAGAGAACAGAAGAAGAAACCACAAGACACCTCACAAGCGGACGAACCGCAAAGACCGGGCAAGACGCCCAACAAGAACAGCGACCACCGCACCAGCAGACCGCCCAAGGGAAACAAGGGGGGCCACGCAAAGAAAACAGGGGAAGCTCAAACCACCACCTGATTCTTTCACACATTCTACGAGCAGAACGTCTCTCAGGTGGAGACAGGGGCACCCATAAAAAATTACACTAAAATATCCTCTCAAAAATTTTATTATAATTTTTTTATATGACACAAGGAAAAATAACAAATGGCAGCAGATAATGGCATCAAACTAAAAGCACTCAGAGAGTTAAAAAAGAGAGCCAAGCTTGATGAATACAAAGATAACTTCGAGTTATTTGCCAAAGAACAAATTAAAATACTCCCCAAAGATTCTTCCAAGGGGTTCCTACCTTTTAACTTCAATGCAGCACAACATATTGTAAATACAGCTATTGAGAAACAATTAAAGGAAAAGGGTAAAGTAAGGGCTATTATTCTTAAAGCACGACAGATGGGTCTTTCCACATTAACCACTTCCAGGGTATATTGGAAAGCATATTTAAACCCATTCCACAAGTCAGTTGTCATGGCGCATGATTCAGCTACTTCCGACGCTCTCTTCACAATGTCCAGAAACATAATCGATCATATGGATCCGACCTTCAGGCCAGAATTTAAAAAGTCTAATGCAAAAGAGATTCAATTCCTGCACAACGATTCCGGGTATCGTCTGTTCACAGCAGGTGCTCCGGAAGCAGGTCGAGGCCAGACACCCACCATTTGTCACCTTTCAGAGGTAGCATTTTGGGGGCATGACACAAAGATTCTGTCAGGTTTATTCCAGGGTATTTCAGAGGCTCCCGGCACAGAAGTTATTCTTGAATCCACTGCAAATGGTATTGGTAATGAATTTCACAGGTTATGGTTAGGAGCTATTTCCGGGGAGAATGATTACATTCCTGTTTTTGTTCCGTGGTTTCTTATGCCTGAGTACAGCCGAAGCTTACCTGATGGTTTTGAAAGAACATCCGAAGAAGAAGTACTTGTCACCCGCCATACATTAAGTAATGACCAATTATATTGGAGAAGGTTGAAGATTGCAGAGAGTGGTGTTGATAAATTCAGACAAGAATATCCTTCCACATGGGAAGAAGCCTTTCTTGTTACAGGATCTAATGTATTTAATCTTGAGAAGTTATCTCAACTTATACCACAACCTATTCTTGCCCACAGAGAATTTAACTTTACATCCCGCATGATGGAAGATGCCAGGCAAGGTTCAATTGAAATATTCAAGTATCCTACCTTTGAAGATTCTTTTGCCATAGGAGCTGATGTATCTCTTGGGGTAAACAAAGATTACTCATCATGTGTTGTTATGAATGCAAAGAAGGAGGTATGTGCTGTTTACAGGAATAATACTATTGATCCCAGTCAGTTTGGCGATCTTTTGTTTTATCTGGGTCGTTACTACAATAACGCACTACTTGCTGTGGAATCCAACTCAATGGGCATTGCTACTCTCAACAGACTTACCCAGATGAATTATGTCAACATGTATTATCAGACAAAGATGGCCAATGTTTCCAAGGAAGAAGGTAACCGCATCGGGTGGAGGACTACTTCTGCAAGTAAACCGGCTATTATCGGATTTTTAAAGAATGCCATTGAGCAGGAAGAGATACTTATTCCTTCCCGAACAATTATCGGTGAATTAATGAACTATGTTTCAAATGATAATGGCAAAACTAATGCTTCTTCCGGATATAATGATGATACAGTGATAGCTCTGGCCATTGTTCTTGAAGTAATCAGAACACATGGCGACAGATTAACAACAAACAGCGTACCTTTCTCACAAAAGATGGGTTCATTTCAACAAATAGAAACAAAGTGGTTGTAAAGGAATTATTATGGCTAAAAAACAAAGTAAAGTGGTAATATGACCGAAGAAGATCCCAACGATTATACAAATAAACATAATACTCTTTTGTCTCCATTTCAAGAATTAGCTTATCAGGCATGGGTTGAAAGAAATAATAAATCAAAAGATACTTATGACTATGATTTAAGAGGTTTTTGGAAAGATCAACAGTTTAGTAATAACGGTCATGGCTCAGATAAATATAAAAAACCTAATCATCCTACATTTTCTGATGAATCTATGTATCATGGTACACCTGCGCCTTGGGGTGGTAAATATGAGGGTGGTACCTGGAAAGAAACCAAACAAGGTTTAACCTATACGCCTAGTGCTGCAATGTTAAAATATACACACAATTTAAATGATCTAAATGAATATTTAAAAGAGTATGAACCCGATGTTAAATTAAATATGGATAGAAAATGATTAATACAAAAATGTCTCCCGCAGAAAACAAACAACTTCAAAAAATGATTAAGACAAAAACACCTAACAAGTTGGTAAACCCAAAAGAAAAAATTGGTGATAAAATTCCCAAGAATTTTAATGCAAGAACAAGTTAAATAGATTTCCCTTGTGTCAACTGTTGGTAACTCATGGTGGAAGAAGTAGTTACACTAATACATAATGATTGAATGTATGCGAGCGTAAGATCGCTCTTATGAAAGGTTAACAATGAGCAAATCCAGTGATATTATCAGATTTACTGATAAATTTAAAGACATAGTAGGAGACGAAGAACTCCTTGCCATGATTGAACAAGGTGTAATGAACTCTGTTGGTGACTTTTTAAACAGTTCAGATCTTGCCAGGGAACGTCAGAAAGCTACCTATGAATACGGGATGATTCCCCAATTCCATCTGACACCTCAAGGGGTTTCTCAGATTGTTTCATCAGATACAGTAGAAGCTGTTGAAGGTTACCTTGCTATTATTGCTGAATTAATGTTTAACAATAATAAACTTGCCAGGTTTGTACCCGTAGGTACTACTCCTTCTGATTTTCACAATGCCAAGACAGCTTCTGATCTGGTAAACTATACTATTTTCAAGCAAAATAATGGGTGGGAAATACTAAATACATGGGTAAAGTCTGCTTTATTGTGGAAAAATAGTATTGTCAGGTGGGAATTTATCGAAGATTTTGATTATTCTTTCGAGGAATATGATTCAATTTCACAGGAAAATCTTGATCTTTTACTTTCAGATGATGAAATTGAAGTAATTGGCAAGCTTAAATATGAACAAGAACTGGTATCTAACCCTGAAACAGGCAATGCTGAGTACGTCACAGTCTACAAAGATGTGCGCCTAAAACGTAAGCACAACAAGACTCGTATTCTCATCAAGAATGTACACCCTGAATGCTTCCGTATTACACGGGATGCTCACTCACTAGATGATGCAGCATTTGTGGGTATTCAAATTGATATGACCCGATCGGAGGTTCGTAAATTCTTTCCCGATATTGCAGCAGATATTGATTGGGATCAAATTGGAGATGGCAGCTATGATTGGGCAACCAAATACACAGAAGAACAAGCAGCCAGAAAACGTTTAGTCGGCGAAGAGTATTGGCTCGGAGGTAACAGCCGTGAGCTATTCCCATCTGAAGCGAACCGCCAGATTACGGTTATTGAATGCTGGCTTCGCGTCGATAGGGACGGCGATGGTATCGCTGAACTTAAACACTTTATTATCGCTGGTTCCACCATTCTGCTTGAAGAAGACTGCGAGTACATTCCGCTGGCAACCCTCTGCCCATTTGAAGTTCCACACGAATTCTTTGGATTGTCAGTTGCTGATATGATCAGGCCTGCTACAATGGCTACTACGGCTATTATGCGTGGTTTTGTTGAGAATGTATACCTGACAAACTATTCTCCTAAGTTAGCTGATCCAAATGTAGTTGATTTTTCTGCTCTTCAAAACATGAAGCCCAAGCAGATTATTGCAACTAACGGTAATCCAACGGGTGCTGTTGCTGCTTTAGCTCCGGACACAATCAGTCAGGGTACTGTTCCTCTTTTAGAATTGCTACAACAACACAAAGAGCAAGCCACAGGTCTGTCAAAAGCAGCCCAAGGTTTGAATGATACTCTGTATGTATCTGGTAACTCTGACGAAAAAATGGCACGAGCACAGTCAGCTGCTCAAGTACGTATTCAATACATGGCCCGTAGATTTTCTGAAACAGGATTTACACGGTTGGTTAACGGGATTTACAAAACTCTCAGAACAAAACTTAAAGGCAAAACGGTAAAATATTATGATCAGAACAACTTGTTTAAATCTGTTGATCCATCAACATTACCTGACAATATGCTTATGTATATTGACGCCGATGTAGGGGAAAATAGCAACAGCAACATCATTAAAAAGATGCAGTTGGTCGGTGAAAAGCTTATTCCAGCTTTGCAACAGGCAGGTGCAGGAGGAGCAGTTAACCCTGCTGCAGCAGTAACTATTGCCTGTAAAACCCTTGAAGCTATGGATCTTGATCCGCTTGACTACATGGTTGACTATACTGCCGAGGACTTCAAACAAAAAGCTGAACAGTCCAGGCAAGCCGAAGCTGGAGCCCAAGAAAAGAAACAAAAGTTGGAAGAACAAAAATTAATGCTTGATATAACTCAGAGACAAGCAACCCTTGATCTGACCAACATCCAGGCTAAAAATGCCATGCAAGATAATGCCAAACAACTTATGGTTTCTTTGGATAAATCACAACAAGAATGGGCAAGGTTATATATAGCTGCAGCCAAAGAAGGCGTTGAGCTTCCTCCTCATAAATCAGTTGAAGAGTTGCTTGGTATTGCCAGAGCAGTTATTTCTTCTGATATCAGTGATGCCTCTCCCCCAGCAGGCAGCACTCCCCCGCCAAACCAACCTGGCCCTGCAATGGCCCCGGAACAACCGATGTAACAATACAATTCCTACCTCTGCATATTGGTAAGTAGGAATTTTTGAAAGAATTAAATGGATCAATACCGCGAGGCCTTTAGAAGTAAGGTTAAACCCCGCCAAAATCATGAAGATGGTTCTTACAAAGTAGAACCTTTTCGAGATGCACAAGTTGCATTAGCCAAAGCACACTTTGTACAAAGAGACAGAGAAGTATTTTTCAGTGAAGCGTATGGCGAGATATTAAGCGATTTATTTCTTGCTTGGCTCAAATCAGAACCTCACGCAACCAAAGAACGAGAGTATTTATATAGCACTGCTATGGCTCTTGGTTCAGTAAAAGAAAAATTAGTTCGCATTGAAACCTATGGTAACAATGCAAAATTTATCCAACAAAAATCGGAAGAAGCCGAACAGGAATCAAATGAATAATAAATATATAGAAGCACGTAATGTGTTGATTAAAGCCCGTGACGAAGTTCTGCGTGAACTAACTGTATGCGGACAAAATGGAGGCACAGGCCGAGCAGGTTCCTATGCCCCGCAGCTTGTTAATCTGCAAGGTGCCATTGACGCTATTGATCGAATGGAAGTTGATACTTCCAAAGATCGTATGGCCGAGGTGCGTGCAGCAAAAACTGCAAAACAATAACAGACACAAGGACAAGAATTAAATGGATTTACCACATATCGCGCAACTCTCTACCAATACGCCAGCCTCGGAAATTTCGAGTGCTGACTTTAATGATGACGGAACGCATAGTGCAAAGAACGAAGCAGCCAGCCTAGATGATATCATGCAAAACTCTCCAGTTGCAAAACTGTTGGGTCTTAAAGGATCTCTACCAAAAGAGGACGAGGATGTCCCAGTTCAAGAATCAGAGTCGGACGATGACGTTCCCGACAACTCTGATGACAACAAGACAGATGAGGAAGAATCAAAAGATGATTCAGAAGATAATAAGAGCAAGGATGATACGTCTACCCCTGACTCTGAATTACCTGCTGAAGAGGATATTGATTGGGAATACAAAGTTCCTGTCACCATTAATGGCAAGACAGAACACGTTACTCTGGAAGAAATCCGCAAGGGTTATTCTACTGACCAACATCTGTCAAACAAAGGTCGGGAACTTGGCGAACTGAAGAAACAAATTGAACAAGAAAGAAGTGAAAAACTAAAAGAGTTAGTCGAGATGGGATCAGTAGTTCATGAAGAACTGACCTTTGTCGAAAAATCTCTTGGGTCTCAATACCACAAACTCACAGCTGATATCGAGAAGGCTCGTGATGAGGGGGATACCTATGCTGCTCGTGAACTAAAAGAACAACGAGAGCAAATACAAGAAAGTTATTGGAAGGCCAGAAATAGCCGTGAAGAAAAAACCAAAGCTATTGTAGGTAAGCTGCAAGAACAACAAGCGGAACATCAACAAGCGTTACTGAAAGCGTATGGGGAAAATATCACTAAACTGATCCCCGATTACTCAGACAAAGTTGCCAAAAGTGTTCGTGAATTTGCTATTAAGGAAGGTATTCCTGAAATACTACTGGAGTCTATATATGACCCTACTGTAGTTAAATTCATAAATGACTATCGCAAGTTAAAGACAGCTAAAGAGACCGGTGAAGTTAAACGTAAAGCCGTATCAAGTGTGAAATCCATTCCCTCAAAAGCAGGGCAACCACAATCACAACGAGTTAAGGAATCGGATAACGCCAACCGAGGTAAAGTTCTTTCGGGTCAAGGATCCAAACAAGACGAATTAGATTTTCTGAAACGTATTTCTTCAGTGAGTAAAAAATTGTAAAATAAAACTCTTAAAGAAAGGCTATATAACATGGCTGCAAATAATTTCGCGACAGGTGGCCCTAAGGCTGCTGCTCGCTCCTCTTCCGCTACCGGTAACTCGGTTAATGCAGGTGAACGCGAAGACCTCGCCAACTTCATCTCTATGATTTCGCGTGATGAAACCCCCTTCATGAGCTCTATCGGTAAGACTAAAGCTACCGCTGTGTTCCATGAATGGCAAACTGACGAATTGGCGGCTCCTGCTTCCGGAGCAGTTGCTGAAGGTGTGTCTTACTCTACCCAAAATTCTGCACAAACTGCAGAACCATTTCGTACTCGTTTGGGTAATTACACTCAAATTAACAGCAAAACCGTAACCGTTACCGGTACTAAACGGGCTGTTGATCAGGCAGGTGTTGCCGATGAATACGCATATCAACTTAAAAAGCGTGGTACCGAACTTCGCCGTGACGTTGAGTTCGACTTGGTTGGCTGGAAATCTTCTAACGGTTCTGGCACCCGTACTTTTGGTGGTTATACCTCATGGGCTAACTTCACTGCTGCTACCACAACCCCTGCTACCGCACTGAACGTGCTGACTACTACCAACGAGTATACCGCACCAACTAATCCAGGTGGCGGCACTTGCGGTACATTTACCACGGTTACTTCTGGTGACAAAAATAGTTTGACCCTAAGCCACATTGATACTGTGATGCAAGCCATCTATGAAAACGGTGGTAAGGCTACTAAATTGATGATGTCTCCTGCCAACCGTCGTGTGTTCTCTGCAAAAGCTCAGTCCGCAGGTTCAGGTTCCAGCAATGCCGGTGACGGTAACGTTCGTCGAAACATTGATATGGACGGTAAACTCCGTCAGTCTGTGGAAGTCTACATGTCTGATTTCGGCGATATTATGGTTGTTCCTAACTACGTTATGGGCATCTCTAATACTTCCGTTTCTGGTCTGTCTGAGGCTGCAAACTTCTCTGCATTTGTGTACGACCCAATGTGGTTTAGCATGGCCAGCCTGCGTCCTCTGCAAGAAGTTGACCTTGGTCAGCTGGGTGATTCTATCATTGGTCAAATCGTTGAAGAATGTACTCTTGAATGCCGTAATCCTAAAGGTGCCGGTCTCATCTTCGGTCTTTCAGGCTCGTAAGATAACTTAAAGGGGGAAGGAGAAATCTTTCTCCCTTTATTTTTAAAGGAAAATAAAATGGAATTTTTACGAATTACGGCAACAAACGGTATCAAGCAATACATTCCCGACAATTATGTTGTTAAAATAGTTGTTTCTGCAGATACACTAGATGCTGGCAGTGACTACGCTGCACCCAAAGTAGCAAGCAGGGGTAAAATTACTTCTGTCTCTTATTATGATGGAGCTAATACTACTGCAGGTGCAATAGTAGTTGCAACAGTAGCCGCATATGACAGCACAAATGCATTATATGAATTTGGTGTATTTGGTTTTGACGGTACATTTAATACCGCATTACGCAATTAAAAGGTAACGACACAATGGGATTCAAATCACAAGATGGAAATCAGAACAGCTTTACAGTAAGCACTGATGAGAAGAATTTTAAATTAGACCAAGATGTAGGTGCATACAAAGAGTATGCCGCCGCACAAAGGGAGTTAGATACAATTTCGCTTGGCAGTCGGGCATACAGATCATTTGCTGTTATACCTGATATTGTGGCAATTGATATTCTCACCAAATATGGTCTGGATTTACATGCCCCTGAATTTATGGATAATCCTGCTAACCTCAGAAAACTTAAGCATATTATTATCACAGATTACCCGTTACTTCAAACAAGTAATATTAAAAAAGTATAAGGAGAATACACATGGCAACACCACTATATGATGCTACATTAGCAAAGGTAAGGGATTGGTCTAATAAACCTGAAACAAATACTATTCCTGACAGCGTCATTGCGGATTGCCTACGGTATTCTGCTGATGAATGCTACAGAACCCTGAGAATCCCCCCGCTGGAAGAAACAGTACGTTACACGGTAACTTCTGACGATAATGAAGGTGAAGAAAGTTTAGGATTACCTTTTGGTAACGCGTATACTTCATTTTCTATTCCTGAAGACCTTACCCAATTTATATACCTGAGAACTATTGCACAAGAAAACCTTGGCACTTCATATTCAGCCTTTCCTTCTAATGTAAGTAAAGTGTTTAATGAAGTTGTTGACAAGCGAACATTCTTTGACTTGTATAGTGAAAAATACTCGGTGTATAACTGGATGTGGCAAGGAGATAAAATATTTGTTCACCCCCAACTAGCCGTTGGTGCTATTCTTGAAATCCACTACTACAAAAGATTACCTGCGCTTGATGCAGTTTATGATGTTGTTCCGGTTAATTATGTGATAGGTCTTGCTGATGCATACCAGCCATATTTAACTTATGTTGCTTCTGCAGGAACAAGTCTCTATTTTTCTACAGCCAATTCAATACAAAAAGCTTTTGCCACAAATGCAGAAGCAGCAGCATATAATGCAACTGTAACAACAAAGATGTACACCGGCAAAGAAGTACCTAATTGGCTGAGAGATCAAAATGAGCGTATGCTTGTTTGGGGTGCTTTGTTTAATCTTGGTGCATATCTTTTTGATGATAAAATGGAACAAAGATACCAGGCTAAATTTATAGATAATTTAAATTCAGTCAACAAAGAAGAAAAGTTTCGCAGAGCCTCTGGTGGTAACGTGCAGATTAACTTTAATACGAACGGTTTGATTTAAGGAGTAATAAATGGCATATGAATTAAAACCGGGATCAACCGGCAGCACCTCTGCTGGTGGTGAATACGATAATCCTGGCACAACCAGCACCTCTATTTACCCTAATCTGGCGGCTACTAAGGCAGGAGAGGCAGCTGTTTCGGCAACAGCATCAGCTGCAAGCGCAACAGCATCAGCTAACTCAGCAACGGCATCAGCTGCTTCTGCCACGGCAGCTGCCGCAAGCTATGATGCTTTTGATGACAGGTACCTTGGCTCAAAAACTTCGGCCCCCTCTGTAGATAACGATGGTAACGCTCTTACAGCAGGAGCATTGTACTTTAACAGCGCCAATACTATTATGTGGGTTTACTCAGGTACTGTATGGCAGCAGTTAGTCAGTGCAGGCGCATTGCTTGCCGCAAATAATTTGTCAGATGTTGCCAGTGCAATCACAGCAAGAACTAATTTGGGTGTAGCTATTGGAGTTGATGTTCAGGCATATGCTGCTGGTCTTGCTGGATGGGCTGCTAAAGCTATTCCTGCAGGGGTAGTCGTGGGTACAACTGATACTCAAACCCTGTCAAATAAAACCCTTACAGCGCCTGCTCTTGGCACTCCTGTTTCAGGTAACTTTAGCACAGGTACATTTACATGGCCCACATTCAACCAAAATACTTTGGGTAATGCCGGTAATGTTACCGGAATTGTGGCTGTTGCAAATGGCGGCACAGACGCTACTCTTCCTGTTACTGCCAGAGCTAATTTAGGTGTTATTATTGGCACTGACGTTCAGGCATACAATGTAAATCTTACTACATGGGCTTCCAAAGCAATACCTGCCGGGGTAGTTGTAGGTACAACCGATACTCAAACCCTGTCTAATAAAACTCTGGTAGCTCCTGCTCTTGGCACTCCTGCCTCGGGAATAATGACGCTTGTCACCGGCACTGCTGCTGGCTTGACTGCTGGCAATGTCACAACCAATGCAAATCTGACTGGAATGGTTACTTCGGTTGGAAATGCAGCTACTGTAGTTACTAACGCTAACCTTACTGGTGGTGTCACAAGTGTTGGAAATGCAGCTACAGTAGTTACTAACGCTAACCTTACTGGTGGTGTCACAAGTGTTGGAAATGCAGCTACTGTAGTTACTAACGCTAATTTAACTGGTGGTGTCACAAGTGTTGGAAATGCAGCTACTGTAGTTACTAACGCTAACCTTACTGGTGTGGTAACCAGCACAGGCAATGCAACAGCAATAGCGGATGCTGCCCTATCAATAGCAAAGACCTCAGGGCTACAGGCAGCAATTGACCTGAAACAAAACCTGTCCGGCAAAGATGTGGCAAACGGTTACGCAGGACTTGACAGCTCCAGCAAAATAAATCCTAATCAGCTTCCGGCACTAGCTATCACAGATACTTTTGTGGTGGCCAGTCAAGCAGCACAAATAGCTCTGACAGCAGAAGTTGGGGATGTTGCAATACGCACAGATTTAAGCAAATCATTTATCCTGCAAACATCGCCTGCATCTACGTTTGCCAACTGGAAAGAATTACTTACGCCAACCGATTCTGTAAGTAGCGTGTTTGGCAGAACTGGCGTAGTTACCGCACAAAACGGCGACTACACTGCGGCACAGGTAGGAGCACCGGCTGGTTCAGGAAATTCAACAGGCACTAATACCGGTGATCAAACAAACATCTCGGGTAATGCTGCTACTGTTACTACTAACGCCAACCTTACAGGCGCAGTTACCAGTGTCGGCAATGCAACATCATTAGGCTCATTTACCTCTGCCAATCTTGCCAGTGCTTTAACTGACGAAACCGGCACAGGTGCGGTTGTATTTGCAACTTCTCCGACATTAGTTACACCGGCACTCGGCAGCCCATCCAGCGTGGGAACCATGCCAGCCTTTACCCTTGGCGGCACAGTATCAGGCGGCGGCAATAACATCAACAACGTAGTGATTGGCAACTCTTCTCCGCTGGCGGGTGCGTTTACCTCGGTTACGGCAACAGGCACAACAACTCCTTTATCTATAACTCCGACAGGAAATGCTGTTTCATTATCTGTATCTCAAGGGGCTGATGCCAACGCCGTGCGATTGGTCGCGGGTGGGAATGTAAGTGCTTATTTAGAAACACGTGGTTATCTTGGTGTCAAAATGCTTGCAGATTTAAGCACAATTGGCACCTTCTCCTCCAGCGGCCTAGCAGTCACCGGGACGCTGAGTGCTACGGGCACATTAAGCGGCGGCACAAGCGGCACAGCGTACAGCTTCTCAGGCAGTGCGCCAGCGACCAGCTTGACGCTTACCTCCAGTGGGGATGTGGGTATTGGGACGACGAGTCCGTACCAGAAATTTGAAGTTACTGCTAATTCAAGTATTGCGTATGGAGGAACTGGAAGAAGAGTAGGTAGTTTTCTGGCAACAGCCGCAGCAGTGGCTGACCGTCCGGGTATTTCATTGGGTTACGATACCGCAGGAGGAGGAATAATTGCGGCTGACACACTGTCATTAGGACAACCTATCGCTTTTTGGACATACAACGGTTCTGCGTGGGGCGAAAGGGCAAGGATTTCAAAAGAAGGCAATGTCGGCATTGGGACTGCTTCGCCTAGTAGTTTTACAACTGGCGGTACTCCTATTCTTGTTGTTGGCAACAATGCTCAAACACAGATAACTTTATATGGTGGCAGTAGCACGGGAGATATAAACTTTGCAACTTCTAGTAGTGGAACAGGACTTTATAGTGGTGTAGTTCGTTACGATGGCACTAGCAATTTCATGTCGTTTTGGACTAATAGTGCCGAAAAGATGCGCCTTTCCACCACCGGCCTAGCAGTCACCGGGACGCTGAGTGCAACGGGTGCGATGACAACCACTTCTCAAAGCGGTTTTATTCTTGATTACAACGCCAGCGCTCGCATAAAATCTCTTACTGCTTCTCAATCATCACCTAAAGACTACCTTACTATTTTATCTGCTGGTAATACAGGCGGTTGGCAGGGTGCTACACGCTTTGGGGTTTCTTATAACGGTGGGACTGTTTTATATCCGCTGGAGTTGTTTGCAAATACGGATGGTACTACCGCTGGCGTTGCAGTTACTGGTGCTTTAGATGTTACTGGAATTGGAAGTTTTAGTCAATTAGCTCCTTCTAATACTACTTATAAAACATCTGCTTTTATAAATTTTTATCCAGGAAATGATAATGTTTGGTTATTTCATGCAGGTACTAATTGGGGTGATCCGTTTATTGCAGTTAATGGTACAACTGCAGGAACAACAATTACTGGAGCCTTAGCAAATTCTTTATTAATTAGTGGCAATGGTACTGGTGGTGTAATCCTTTCAAATGGTACTAATGCAGATGTTGTGTTAAAAAGCGGTAACTTGGGTATTGGGACGACTTCGCCATCAAGTAAGCTGGATGTGCGAGGAACAAACCCTATTATCAGAGTAGAACCCACTGTTAGTACAGATGCAGCTTCTTTTCAAGCAATCAACGATAGCAAGATAAGTTATTTTGGCAGAGAAAATTCTGCTGGAACTTACTTTTTTGCTTCTACTGTTACAGCATATTCAACTGTAATCTCAGCCTACAACTCTACTGCACCTATTATTTTTGGGCATAGCCAGCCAGAGGTTTATATTGCTAATGGTGGCAACGTAGGTATTGGGACGAGTTCGCCTGCAACTTTAGTAGAGGTATCCCGTAATAGCGGGTTAAGTACTGGTACTGGTACTACAGTTGCATTGCGGTTATCTGATACCGGTAACGATGCTGGTGCAGCTACGTGGAACACAACACAGCAATTTACTGCTCTTCAATTTTATGCTGCTGATACAAGCGGCATTGGCGCAGGTGTTAAGGCATCTATCGGCGCAACAATGGAAGACGTATACGGCAGCATCTCTGGATTAACATTCTTTACAAATAGCAGCGGTACAAATACTGAACGTATGCGTATTACAAATACAGGCAACGTGGGTATTGGGACGGCAACTCCTGATACATCAACACTATTGACTGTTGCGGGTGCAGTAACAATAACAGGTCAAAATACAGGCCATGGTGCATCAAGATTAAAACTTGGACAAGATTCATCCGCTGTTTCTCAAATACGATTCTATGGTGCAGACGCCTCTACAGCAGGAATATTACAGTTTACTGGTTCTAGTTCAGATGGTTCTGTAGGCGCAGAACGGATGCGTATCGACTCCAGCGGCAATGTAGGTATTAAGACAACTACACCTTTAAAGTTTAACACAGTCGGTTCAGCATCTGCCACACTTTTAACTCTTTTTAGCCCCGGGACTAATTCTGGCACAAGAGCAGAGTTTCAAATCGGTAACGCATCTACAACATCTGGCGATATAACCGGGCTAATTATGTTTGGTTGTGGTGCAGGCACCACCACATCCAATCAAACAGCAATCATATATTCAGCGTTAACTGCAAGCAGTACATCTGTTGCTTATGGTTCCTTGGTTTTTGGAACTGCAAATGGTGCTGGCACAGTAGAACGGATGACCCTCGACTCCAGCGGTAACTTGGGTATTGGGACGACTTCGCCTGCGGCTAAATTGGAAATAAAAGCCGACAGCAATGAGAAGTTTATTCTTAACGCTACTTTAGATACCAATAGTTATCAAAATCAAATTACTTTCCAAAATGCGGGAACAACATACGCAGCCATAATCGCAGGTAAAAATGCAAGCAATGTATCCCTAGGTCTTGTGTTTAACACCGGCACTACAGAAAAAATGCGCCTCGACTCCAGCGGCAGTTTACAGTTAAAAAAAGCTAGTAACGAAACAGAAGCTACCGCACAGTTTTATATATCGGGTAGTGGTTATGAAGCCTATCATTGGTTAGATAGCACTGCTTACTACATTGGACAAAACTCAAGTATTCGTTCATTAAGAATTTATTCTAATTCTTATACTGCTGGAGTAAACCTTGCATCTGGCGGTACTTCATGGGGAACATTTTCTGATGAACGGCTCAAGTATGACATTGAGCCTATAACTAACGGGTTAGATAAACTAAACAGTATTCGTTGCGTTTCATATAGACTAAAAGATGTTGATGCATCTGATTCGCAAAAGAAACTTGGAGTTATTGCCCAAGACTTAGTTGGTGTTGTAGACGAAGTAATTGACATTACCAAACGTCATGGCGATGAAACCGACTATATGTCAGTTCGTTACACCGAGTTAATTCCTGTTCTTATTAAATCAATCCAAGAACAACAAGCCCTCATCACTCAACTCACCGCCCGTATTACAGCACTGGAGACAGCATGAACACCACTTGGACAATCACTCAAACCGACTACCAAACCGCCAACGGTTTCATCACCACCGCCCACTGGACTGCCACAGCAGTAGACGAGGGCTACACCGCATCCATCTGGTCAACCTGCTCATGGGCTGATGGCACTCCCACCATCCCCTACGCCAGCGTCACGATGCAAGAGGTGCTGGATTGGTGCTACGCATCAGGCGTGGACAAGGAAGCTGTCGAAGCTTCTCTGGCAACACAGATCGAGTCACAGAAGAACCCAGTAACATCGACCGGCACACCTTGGTCTAATTAAACAAGACGCTGCCACTTGTTCTTGGCAGCATACTAAAAGGAAAACAAAATGGAAAACAAAAAATCCCAAATTGTAACTATTGATGGCATTGAACACGATGCCTCCACTTTCACCGAACAACAAATATTGTTATTTAATCATTGCATAGATCTTGATCGTAAAATTAGTTCTACTCAATTTCAACTGCAACAACTTATGGTAGGCAAAGATTCTTTTCTGAAGCTACTCAAAGATGATTTGGAAAAACCTGAAAAGGTAGAAGCAGAGGCCGTATGAAGACTGCGCCCCTTCTCATTTTATGGTTTTTGAAACTTGCCAATGCACTGGCGATAACAATGCCGTGGAAAACGGTGTATTGCAGACCCGGTGAAGAGGCGAATTATCTTTTGCAAGCTCATGAGGCTGTTCATGTAACTCAAATTGAACGTGATGGGGCTTTTTTATGGACAATAAAAATTTTCTATTACCTGATACGATATGGTTACATCAACAGTCCTTATGAGGTAGAAGCAAGAACAAAAGCGGGGTACTAATATGGAATTGTTTGATATGTTAACTAAAGGTTGGCCTATTCTTTTGGCATTAATTACTTTGATTATAGTCTTGTCTAAGCTTGATTTAAGAGTAGCAGTCATGGAAGAAAAAATTAAAACAATATTTGAACTTTTTAATAAAAGGGGGAAGGAATAATGATATCAGCATTAGTATCGTTTTTAGGGGGTTCAATTTTTCGAATGCTGTGGGGAGAGATTTCTTCTTTCCTTAATAAAAAGCAGGATAATAACCATGAATTAGCTTTGCTCAAAGTTCATGGAGCACTGGATGCAGAGACACATGCCCGTAACCTTGAGTCTATGAAGACCCAGGCAGGACTTAACATTCAAATAGTAAAGGAACAGGGGGATGCTAATGTAGCAGTTATTGAAACAGATGCTTGGCTTGAGGCAGTTAAAGGCACAACCAAGACAGTAGGTATTTGGTTTATTGATGCATGGAATGGTGTTATCAGACCTTTAGTTGCAACATGGGCCATCGTAATGATCACTATTAACTTTGCCAATATGGGTTGGATTCTAGATGACAATGGTTGGACATTGTGTAGTGCTGCTCTTGGTATTTACCTTGCAGATCGCGCCCTATTTAAAAGGGGTAAATAATGCAAACAGAAGAACGTCAAGAACTTATAGCGGATATTATTGAAGCACTTAATAAAAGAACTTCTACATTATCCGAAGATGAAGAACGATGGGTCAGGATGGCCATACAAAAGGAAGCACAATCAATTGAATTGCGTAAAGCTATTATAGAAAAAACACTAGTTGGTTTGGTGTGGGCATTTTTTATTGGTGCTGGGTATGTTCTTCTTGACTTCTTAAAAGGTCATGGGGTCAACGTTTAGTCGGTACCTAATAGAAATGAACTTAAATAAAGCTTTTTTACTTTGTAAGACATTTGAAGGGTTTAAAAGTAGCCCTTACCTGTGTCCTGCAGGAGTACCTACTATCGGATATGGCAGCACTTATTACAGTAATGGATTAAAAGTTACTTTAAAAGATTCGTCAATTACCGTCACGCAAGCAAAAGAATTATTGATGCATGAGTTACAACATACTTATTTGCCGGGTGTATTAAGCTTATGCCCACGTTTAATTGAATCAGAAGATAAACTTAATGCTATTGTTGATTTTACCTACAACCTTGGTGTTGGCAGGTTAAAGTCTTCTACTCTCAGACGCAAAATAAATATTCAAGATTGGGAAGAAAGTAAAAATCAGTTAATGTTGTGGACAAAGGGAGGCGGCAAGGTTTTAAAAGGGCTTGAATTGCGAAGGCAAGCTGAATGTTTATTATTTTAGGAGGGAGATATAATGGCAGAGCCTATTAAAGACTTAGGACAAGGCGGTTTAAATACAGACCTACCCCCTCTTTTGGTTCCTATGAATACATTTACAGACTGCTTAAATGTAAGGTTCAACAACAATGCAGCAGAAACAATAACAGGAGAAGCCTTAGGCCGCACAGTTAGTGTGGCACCTGACTTTGGCATACACTGGAAAAGGCCTGATCAAGGGTATAATATATTTATTCGCAATGGTAATGCTGTCAGAGTAGACGCTGCGGGTAGTGCGTCAGTTATGCTTAACTCTGCCGATGCTCAATACAGCAGCAGTGACTGGCAAGCTACTCTATTTAATGGGGGATTTAGCGTTGTCATAAATAACGGTAAATCAACACCCCTCTATTGCTTGTATGGTGACCCCGTAGCAGGTACAACCTTTCAACCATTGCCGGGCTGGAATTACACAGGTGGAACTACTGTAACCGCCAAAGTTATCAGGTCACTTAATTATTCTCTTATAGCGGCTAACTTATCTATTACTGTGGGAGCAACAGTTACCAGTGCTCCGGGAACTATTCGTATATCAGCGCAAGCAGGGACAGGCTCTATTCCAAGCATATGGTTACCCGGACTAACTACAGACACAGCAGATGAATTTGAGTTAAGTTCAACAAGCCCTATCTTAGATATGCTGGATCTCAAAGGTAATATGTTTGTTTATTCTTCGGACA